CAGCTCAACGGCATTAAGGTTAGATATAGATAATACACCTAGTGATTACCATATGTCTAATATGCAAGTGCTAGCTGAAAACATATTCGAACCTCTTAGAAAATGGGTTGGAGGACCAATAATGATAAATTCGTTTTTTAGGAGTGTTGAATTAAACAGAGCCATTGGTGGCAGTTCTAAATCACAACACTGCGAAGGTAGAGCTATGGATATAGATGATACTTTAGGTAATAAGACTAATGCAGAAATGTATGATTATATAAAAAACAACTTAGACTTTGATCAAATGATATGGGAGTTTGGAGATGATAAAAACCCTGCTTGGGTGCACGTCTCTTACGTATCTGAAGATTCCAATAGAGGTCGTTGTTTAAAAGCTTATAAAGAAAACGGTAAAACTAAATACAAAGTAATATGAAATCTAAAACTAAAAAAGATTCTTGTTATCACAAAGTGAAAAGATCTTATAAAGTATTTCCATCAGCGTATGCTAGTGGAGCTATTGCTAAGTGTAGAAAAGCTAAAGGTAAAAAGCGAAAGTAATGGCTGTTAGGAAAACTAAAAAAGGTGCTGCTCTTAAGCGTTGGTTTAAAGAAAAGTGGACAGATGAAAAAGGTAATGTATGCGGGTCTACTAAAAACAAAAAAACTAAAAAGTGCAGGCCAAGTAAAAGGGTAAGTAGTAAAACGCCTAAAACTTGGAGGGAAATGTCACCTGCTGAAAAAAAGAAAGCGGTAGCTGAAAAGAAAAGAGTAGGTATGGGTAAAAGAACATCATCATTAAAACGTAAAAAATAAATATTATGCCAAAAGTAGGAAGTAAAAAATTCGCGTACACGACAAAAGGAAAAGCAGCAGCTAAAGCTTATGCTAAAAAAACAGGTAAAAAAACTGTTACTAAAAAAAAAGTAAAAACTAAAAAACCTTGCGGTTGTAAACATTAATAGATATGGCAGATAAAAGTAAAATGGCTTGTAATAAGCCTAAAAAATCAGACCGTAAAGGTAAAAAGAAAATGGTAAAAGCTTGCGAAGGCGGTAAAGAAAAACTAATTCATTTTGGAGCTTCTGGGTATGGTCACAATTATAGCGCTGCTGCTCGTAAGTCTTTTAAAGCTAGGCATAAATGTGGCTCAGCTAAAAGCAAGCTAACAGCTAGATATTGGGCGTGTAAAAATTTATGGGCTGGTAAAGGTGGTTCTAAAAAATCTAACCCATCAGGAGTTAGGGGTAAATATTAATATATGAGTTGGTTAAGTAGATTATTAGGTAGTGGAACTAAAGGTATTGGCTCATTAGCTAAAGACATCCGAGAAGCTATAAAAGGTAAAGAACTTGATCCTAATAAAAAATTAGAAATAGCGGGTAAACTTGCAGAAGTTCAAACAAAAATAAATGAAGCTGAAGCTACACATAGAACTGTATTTGTTGCAGGGTGGAGACCTTTTATAGGTTGGGTGTGTGGATTAGGTTTATTATACGCTGTTTTTATAGAGCCTTTATTAAGGTTTGTGTTCACAGTAAACGGATGGGAGATTGAGTTTCCAAAAATAGACACTACTATTACAATGCAAGTATTATTTGGTATGCTAGGATTAGTAGGAGCGAGATCTTACGAAAAAAAGAATAAATTAACAAAGTAAAACTAAATTACTTGAATTTTAGGTAATTATAAAGAGATAACAATTAAATTAAATTAAATTATGTCAAAAATTAAAAAAGAAGAGTTAGAATCAATCGTTTCTAAACAAAACGAAGTAACTAGTATTATGAATAATATAGGTTTACTTGAAGCTAAAAAGCATGAATTTTTACATTCATTTGCAAAGGTTAACGGTGAATTAGAAGATATTAAAAAAGACTTAGAGGAGTCTTATGGTCAAATAAATATTGATCTAGCAACTGGAGAATACACAGAAGTTGTAAAAGAAGATGAGCAAGATAGTTAGAAAAATAAGTATCGGTTCAGATTATAAAAATGACGCTATGCACTATGCTGTTAACCAGCAGGTGTATGGTGGTCATGTTATAAAAGCTATATTGCACGACGAAAAAGACGACTCTTATAATATTTATATTGAAAAAAATAAAGAGGTATTGCCTTGGAAAAAATTCAATTCTAATATGGCTATATCTGTTGAATACGATTTAGAATATTAATGAATAGCTTAGGTCAATTTATCATAAAACCCTTAAATGATAGATACAACAATCAAGTAAAAGTAGGTGATAAAAATCTTATTACTAATACAAAAGTAGAAGATTGGAGGTCTGTCAGCAAAGAAGCTGTTGTAGTTTCAACACCTGCTGCTTTTAAAACAGATGTAAAGCCAGGAGATAAGGTAATAGTGCATCACAATATATTTAGGAGATGGTACGACGTTAGAGGAACAGAAAGAAATGGTTCTACATTTTTTAAAAATAATATGTACTTTGCTAATCCTGATCAAATATATATGTACTACAAAAACGGAGAATGGCATACTAATATGGATTATTGCTTCGTTGCACCTGTAGTAGAAACAGACGTTTTAAAGAGTCAAAAAGAAAAAGAACTTGTTGGTATATTAAAATACAGCAACGAGTCTTTAAAAGCGCTTAAAATAAACCCAGGGGACTTAGTGGGGTTTACGCCTAACTCTGAGTTTGAGTTTGTATTTGATAACAAGCGTTTATATTGTATGAAATCTAATGATATTGTAATTAAGTATGAAAATAAAGGAAACGAAAAAGAATATTATCCTAGCTGGTCAAATAGCCGTTGAAGAATTAATTAAAGTAGCTAAAGAAGCTATTGTTGATTCTGACGACGATATTTCTGCTGATAGATTAAAGAATGCTGCAGCTACAAAAAAGCTAGCTATTTTCGATGCTTTTGAAATATTACAAAGAATACAAGAAGAAGAAGATAAGTTGAACGATAAACCTAAAAAAGAAAAAGAAGAAAAAGCTTTTAAAGGTTTTGCAGAACGTAGATCTAAATAAGATGTACAATCAAACTTTATATAGTGTAGAAGAAAACTACATTAAGCCTCAAGTAATAAAGCGAATGAATCGCTATAAAAAATGGGAATATGGTTACAATGCTGACCATGACGTCGTGGTTATTAGCAAAACTGGAAAGATTGGAGAAATATATAATATCCAAAATCTTAGAATCGCTTTACCGGAAGCAACAAAAGATGTACAAAAACGTTCTGTTAAGAAAGAAGAACAGTTCTGGGAGGCTTCAGAATATCCAAAAGAGTTAACAAAAATAAAAAGCGTTTTTGACTGGGAAAAATACCCATCCGATTTTAAAGAAAAGTGGTACGAGTATATAGATAAAGAATTTGAAAAAAGAGAAGAAGGTTTTTGGTTTTATAATAATGGTAATCCAACTTATATTACTGGTACTCATTACATGTACTTGCAGTGGACCAAAATTGACGTTGGGAAACCAGATTTTAGGGAGTCCAACAGATTATTCTTTTTATTCTGGGAAGCGTGTAAAGCTGACAACCGCTGTTATGGAATGTCGTATCTCAAAAACAGACGTTCAGGATTTTCATTCATGGCGTCAGGGGAAACAGTTAATATGGCAACCATATCAACGGATTCACGGTTTGGGATATTGTCCAAATCTGGTGCCGATGCGAAAAAAATGTTCACAGATAAGGTTGTACCAATTTCGAGCAACTATCCGTTCTTTTTCAAACCCATCCAAGATGGAATGGACAGGCCAAAGACGGAGCTCGCTTATAGGGTACCCGCGTCAAGGCTCACCAGACGTAAACTTAACGAAGGTGAAACGCAAGACGAATTAGAAGGATTAGATACAACTATTGACTGGAAAAATACAGGAGACAACTCTTATGATGGTGAAAAATTAAAACTACTAGTTCACGATGAAAGTGGAAAGTGGGAAAAACCAGATAATATATTGAATAACTGGAGAGTTACAAAAACTTGTTTACGTTTAGGGCGTAAAATTATTGGTAAGTGTATGATGGGCTCAACATCTAATGCTTTAGAAAAAGGAGGTAATAATTTTAAAAATTTATATTATGCCTCAGATGTTACAAAAAGAAACCGCAATGGGCAGACTAGCTCAGGATTATATTCTTTGTTCATACCTATGGAATGGAACTACGAAGGATTCATTGATTCTTTTGGATTACCTGTATTTAACACGCCAAATAAGCCAATTAAAGGAGTCGACGGGGAACCAATAGATTATGGAGTTATAGAGCATTGGGAAAACGAAGTAGAAGGTTTAAAAAATGATCAAGACGGATTAAATGAATATTACCGCCAGTTTCCAAGAACAGAAAAACACGCTTTTAGAGATGAAGCAAAAGAATCTATATTTAATCTTACAAAAATCTACGAGCAAATAGATTATAATGAAGATTTAAAAAACACAGCTGTAGTTACAACTGGAAGTTTTGGTTGGGAAAATGGTATGAAAGACACAAGGGTAATATTTTATCCTAATAAAGATGGTAGATTTAAAATATCTTGGGTACCACCGAATAATTTGCAAAACCAGGTAATAATAAAAAACGGTATTAAGTATCCAGGAAATGAGCATATGGGAGCGTTTGGTTGTGATAGTTATGATATATCCGGTACAGTAGATAAAAGAGGTTCTAATGGTGCGCTGCATGGATTAACAAAGTTTAGTATGGAAGACGCTCCTCCTAACTGTTTTTTCTTAGAGTATATAGCAAGACCTCAAACGGCTGAAATGTTTTTTGAAGATGTGCTTATGGCTTGCGTATTTTACGGAATGCCTTTACTAGCGGAAAACAATAAACCTAGGTTACTTTATCATTTTAAAAGAAGAGGTTACAGAGGGTATAGTATGAATAGACCAGACAAAGTTTGGAATAAGTTATCAGTAACAGAAAGAGAAATTGGTGGTATACCAAACTCAAGCGAAGATATTAAACAGGCTCACGCAGCCGCAATAGAATCTTATATAGAAACCCACGTTGGTTATACAGGGGAAGGGTATGGTAATATGTACATGCAAAGAACCTTAGAAGACTGGGCGAAATTTAACATAAACAATAGAACAAAGCACGATGCTTCTATAAGTTCTGGTTTAGCTATTATGGCTTGTAACAAAAACAGATACACACCAGTTGCTACAAAGCAAAGAAGTAAAATAGCTTTACCTTTTAAAAGATACGACAATAACGGATCCATTTCGAAAATAATAAAATAAATGATAGAAACTAATTACAATAGCTCGTTTCCTACACAAACTGTTAGTGATGAAGAAAAGGCTAGCCTAGAATACGGTTTAAAAGTAGGTAGGGCAATTGAGCATGAATGGTTTGGAGGTTCCAGAGCATCAAACAATAGGTTTTCGTCAAACTATAGCAAATTTCATCAACTTAGATTGTACGCTAGAGGGGAACAGTCTATTCAAAAATATAAAGATGAGTTGTCAATAAATGGCGATTTATCTTATTTGAATTTAGATTGGAAACCAGTTCCCGTAATACCTAAGTTTGTAGATATAGTAGTTAACGGTATATCACAAAAAAATTACGACATAAAGGCTTTTGCTCAAGACCCTGAGTCGAACAGACAAAGAACGGAGCACGTATCTGCTATTGTTGCAGATATGAATACTAGAGAGTTTAATGAAAAAATGATGTCTCAGTTAGGTATGGATACTTACAATGTAGAAAATCCTTCTATGTTACCTGAGAATGAAAATCAACTCTCATTATATATGCAGCTTGATTACAAGCAAAATATAGAAATAGCTCAAGAAGAAGTAATTAACACAGTATTAGATACTAATAAATATATATTGACAAAACGTAGGTTAAACTACGATTTAGCAACCATAGGTATTGCAGCTACTAAAACAAGCTTTAACAAAGCAGAAGGTATTATTGTTGATTACGTTGATCCTGCTAATTTAGTTTATTCTTATACAGAGGACCCTAATTTTGGGGATCTTTATTACGTAGGAGAATCTAAAGATGTTACATTAGCTGAGCTTAAAAAAGAATTTCCTAGTCTTAGCAACGAGGAAATGAAAGAGATTGAGAAAATGGCTGGATCCAGCAACTATCTCAATGGCTACAGCAACCAAGATGACAGTAAAGTTTCTTTAGTATACTTTGAATATAAAACATATAGAAATCAAGTATTCAAAATAAAAAAGACAGACCAGGGTTTAGAAAAGGCTATTGAAAAAACAGATGAGTTTAATCCACCTGAAAACGATACATTTAAAAAAGTATCTAGAACTATAGAAGTTATATACTCTGGTGTAAAAGTTTTAGGCTATAACAAAATGCTTAAATGGGAACTAGCTGAAAATATGACTAGACCATTTGCTGATACCACAAAAGTTTCTATGAACTACTCTATTTGTGCGCCTAGAATGTACAAAGGCAAAATAGAATCTTTAGTTGGGCGTATTACAGGGTTCGCAGATATGATTCAGCTAACTCATTTGAAGCTACAACAAGTAATGGCTAAAATAGTTCCAGATGGAGTATTTTTAGATATGGATGGTTTAGCTGAGGTTGATTTAGGTAACGGAACATCTTACAGCCCAGCGGAAGCATTGAATATGTATTTTCAAACCGGTAGTGTTGTAGGTAGATCGCTTACGCAAGACGGTGATATGAATAGAGGTAAAGTACCTGTTCAACAATTAACTTCATCATCGGGTCAAGGTAAGATAGCGTCTTTAATTAATACGTATCAGTATTACTTACAAATGATAAGAGATGTGACCGGATTAAATGAAGCAAGAGACGGAAGTACTCCTGATAAAAACGCTTTAGTAGGGTTGCAA